ATGCAAATATATCAACAGTTCCAATGCTTGTAGTTATTGATTGACCAGTTAATCCAACCTGCATATCTACAGGGGATATAGTTCCTAAACTAGCGCTAAATGATTGACCTGTTAATCCTAATCCTTCCTCTATGGTTAAAGATCCTACAGATGCCGTGCTAGATTGACCAGTTGGTTGAGCAACAGCACCACCTAATCCAACTATAGATCCTAATTGTGTTTCTGATTGTTGACCAGATAAAAATACTACGTCATTTGGTATATTTACTGTTCCTAAACTAGCGCTAAAAGATTGACCTGTTAATTGTGCTTCTTGTGATGATATACCTTGAGCTGTTCCTATCGATGCAGACATAGAAACGCCAGAAACCAACACTGTTTGATTTGGTGCTTTTGCTGTGCCTTGTGATGCTGTTATTGATTGACCACTTAAACCTATGGTCATATCGTTTGGTGTAATTACACCAACAGATGATGTTATGGCACTTGATGTTAGTCCTTGTGTTTGATCTCTTGGAATTATTGAACCAACAGAACCAGAAAAAGATACACCTTCTATATTTACAGGTACAAAAGCTTCACCTTGTGAAGATGTTATTGATTGACCTGTTGGTGTTATAACTTGATCTGGGACATCAACAGAACCAATACTAGATGTAATTGATAAACCTGTTAATGAAATAGTTTGATCAGAAAGATCTCCCCATCCACCTTCTCCACTCCAAGATTGTGCACCCCAACCTGTTTTTAAAGTTGTAGCTTCATTCCAATTAGCCTGATTCCAGGTTAATCGGCCCCATCCTGAAGTTACCGACATGGTCGGCCTCCTATGCTAATCTGATTATTGCGTTACTTGCGTCTGCTGTTGGAAATTCTATTTTAAAAGTTCCGTTACTTGCTGTCTTATCACCACCAAAAGCTATAATTGCTACAGCGTCTGTTGTGCTTGAACCACCATTTGTTGTTGTGTTGTAGATCATAGCACCGTTTGCAGTGAAAGATGCAGATGAATAAGTTACATCTGAAAAATCTGTAAATGCAGTTGTTGAAGATAATGATACACCAGAATTTGTTAAAGTTGCGCCACCTGCAGTATATGCAGATCCAGATGTATTAGATATTTCATTTGATGTTGAGTAGTCAGTTGTAGCTGCACCTAATGATGCAGAACTTGTGAAAAGAGCAATCTTAAAAGTGTGTCCACCTGAAGATTCAAAACTGTGTTTACCTTGTAAAAGCTCTTGCTTAAAGCTTGAACATATTGCTGATGTTATTGCCATAATTTATAATCTCCTATGGGTTTGCTGAGGTTACCGGTATTCTAACTGCTCCATCTGTGTAGTCGTCTCTTCGTCTTCTACCGACTTGCTCGTTAGCAAACTTCTGTACCTCTTGTTTATATTTATTTTCATATAAAGTCAACATGTCTATCGGGCCTTTTAAATATCCATATGCCTCTGATAAACAACAATATAAAAGCCCATTTGAAAAATTCATACTAATATAATTAGTTCCATTACCTTCTAAAAGATCTGGCATTTTATTAAAATGCACTCTAAATCTATAAGTTGTATTAGGGACCGGAGCAAAAGCTATACGTCCTGATGTAGTGTCAGATTCTCCTGTTCCTCCACCAAACATAGCATAATATTTAGGTTGACCTTGAGCTGCTGATGTTCCTGTTACATCCTGAAATTCTTGTAAATAAGTATAATCTTTTTTCTCTAACCATCTATTAGCTCCTGTAGTTTCAGAACCTGCAGTGCTATAAACTTGTATTCCTCTAATAAACAATGCACCTGCTGGTGCATTAATTGATTCTTGTCCTGCAACTAAATTACCTAGTTGTTGTTTTCTATCTGCATCAATTGGTACATCTCTAAATATTCTATACTGTGCATTTAAAATAATATTTTCTATAACAGAATCTGTTAAGACATTTGAGTCCACTTCTGTATAATTTCTTATTTGTGTTATTAAACCTGATGCACTTAAACCAGCCATTATTCTTTTCCTTTATTGTGTTTTTTATTTATTTTTTCTAATTTAATATTTACAACCGGAATATCTGGTTCCGGAATATCTTCATATAATTCTAAATGTTCATCTTTACATGCACATTGTTTAATACCGAATATTTTACAAATAAAGTTTTTTAATTTTTTTATCATGGTGTTATTGTAACTGGTCCTGCAGACACAGTTGGTCCTCCTGACTCTTCTGTTATACTAGGTGTTGAGCCTAATGTAAATGTATACTTATCAGATGTTGTTACCGTTATACTAAACCCACTTGAATTTTCGTATGTTGTAAAAGCGACCCCTCCAGGGCTACCTAAAACATTTCTAAATCTAACAGTATCACTTGTTGATCTACCGTGATTTGTTTCTGTAACTGTAATTGTTTGTGATCCTGACGTAATAGAAAAAGGGTTATTTTTTAATAATACAGCAACTGCTGGCTCTATTCTATCCGGTCTTACATTTCTCAAAGATATAGAATCACCATTCATTGGTTTTGGTTCTAATTGTGGTTGTTTTGGTTCAAACTCTGATACATGCACAAAAGATCCATTCCATTCTCTGACCATTTCTTTGTATGGAAACTCCATGCCGGATCTATCAGATATCGCTTTTGCGTATTTTCCTGTTGCATACTTTGCCATTATGATCCTGGGTAATAAGCTTTTGGTGTAATGTATGTACTAGATGCAGATCCGTCTTCCGCTAATGCTCTAGCAAATTCATCTTCATAATACAACTTCATAGGTTGAATCATTTGAGGTTGATATTTTTGAGCTAAGTAAAAAGCTAAACCAGATACCATGCAAGGCACAAATCTAAAAGGCACGTCTGTTGCATTTGTATAATCTCCAATATCTTGTATTCTTTTTATGTAATAGATGTGCATGTCTTTAGATGCGTTAGATGAATCTGGTGTTGGATAAACGTGTATTCTAACTTTATCAATAAATCTTTCTACCCAATATTGATTAGGTGTACCTTTGGATAATTTATTAGAAAAACCTGCGTACGTAGATCTATCTACTTTTGTCATCGGTGAATCTGATTGTGTAGTTTGAGTTCTATTTGACCTTAATTGTGCTTCAAGGACATCGGATATACCATAAACACTTGCTGGTGTAGAAGTAGCACTAGTGCCATCATCACTTGATCTAAAGAAATCATAGTCTGATTGACCTTCAATTAAATCAATATTAAGATCAGCTATCTCCCAATAGTGAATACCTCTATTACCCCACTCTTGAAAAAGAATATTAAGAGATCTTCTAGCTGACTTTATCTGATAGCCAGCTACTGAATTTAATCCAATACGTTCAAAAGATTCTTCTATTATTTCATCAATAGAAAAAGTTTTGTCGAACGTTGCTGTTCCCGAAGTTGTATTAGCCATTTAAACTCCTACGATTCGTAAACTTTAATCCATTCACAAACGATTGTGCCTGTATCTCCTGCTGCACAAGCCGGTAAAACGACGTTTACATCACCAGTAAAACCTGTAGCTTCAGTGTTTTTTAATCCACCAAAACTAGAATAATCATATTCCATTTCACCCGCTAAAGTTTGAAATACTACATCTGTGTCAGCATCCCATTGCATTCTAATTGCATCAGCTGGTGCTGTTACAGAAACATTAAAACTAACTTTATTTAGTCTTACAGTTTTGCAAGTTTTACCATTGTTTGATGCTAATCCAGAAACATCAACTATTTTAGTTGTGCTTCCAGAGTTATCAGAAACCACATTGAAATGAGTGATTAGTTTTTTTGATCCGTCAAATACAGTTGTATTTAATACTGTGTCTGCCATGTTTTTGTCCTCCTTTTAAAGGACGCCTGCATTACCAGGCGTCCCGAGTTAATTATTACGCGTCTGCGTATGGTGTTACTATTGTGCCTGATCCAATCAATAAAGAATTGTGGACCATGTATGTAGCAGTATCAATCGCAGTGAAAGATATTACACTACCAGCGATTCCACCTTTTGTAGAACCATTCATAGTAATAACATCATTAGATGCGCCTGGTACAAAACCTTTTATAGTTCCATCATCTACAGAAACTAAAATAGAACCTTTAAACTTATCAGTTCCATCTGTTAAGATGTCCATATCTGTTGCAGCAGTTTCCACAAAAAAGTGAAAAGAAGCACCAATGTTGTTTAGATTGTTAAAGTCGTTATCACCTGCA